TTTTCCTTTATCAGAAAAAGTTTTAAAAGACCAAGGTGGGTCAGCGTAAATTACGTTATATTTTTTAGAAGTATCCATATTATTAATATTATAATAAAAAACATTTTAGTATCTATTGGTGTCATAGCAATTCTTTGACCCCATTGAAAGCATATAAAAACAGTAAAGTATAAAAGTATCAATGAAGTTATCATCCAAAAAATGCCTCTAAACTTGCTTTTGGTTCGTGTGACCAACCGATACTGTTTAATATAAAACTAATAGGATCAATAAATGTCTTTTCAAATTGTACTTCATAATCAATATACTTTTCTAGTTTAAATTCTTTAGGTAATTTAGTTACATAACTGATTACATCAAACTTAAATGGATTTGCTTCTAATAGTTTTATAAACTTAATCTTATCACCATCATTTATGTATGGATACTTGTGATGTAAATTCATTTCTTTTAATTGATGATTGTAAATTAAAGCACCTTTTACGTGTATTGGTGTGCCTTTAATAAAGATATTACTTGCGTGAAAATACTTTTTAATATTATTACAACTTCTAGGAAAAGATATTTGTTCTGCTTTCATTGTAAAGAAATCTTTTTTAAAATCAGCAATAAATTTTTGTACATCTGATTCTTCATCTGTCATTATCTTATTGATACACTCTTTAATCTTACCTCTACAAACTTCAGGTGTTGATGATCTCACTGCCTCAATACCCATAATTTTTAATTTAGGTTTTTCTAATCTTATACCTTCTTCGTCTAACACATTTAAGATATATCTTTTTTTGGCAGTCCAAATACCTTTGTCTGCGATAACTTCTCGTTTCATTACCATCTTTTGTTGAAACGCATTTGTATATTCAGCAACTTCTTCAAAACATTTTTCAATAAATGGTTCAATCTTACCATCAACAACTTTGTCAATAAAGTTTATAATTTGTTCTTTTGTTTTACCTTGACAAAATTTTTCAACAAGTTTATCTAAAGACAAATAGATTGAATCTGTATCTGACGCAACAATATAATCAATCTTATCGTGTGTCTTTAATATATCATTCATAAATTTATTTACAGACTTTTCAATATAACGAATTACAAATTGACCTGCTGTTGTAATCGCACTTGCCTGTCTTACATCATAATATCTAAAGTATTGATTACCAATAGCACCATAAGCACTGTTTAATCCAATCTTTTTAGAATACTGAATATTATGACAACGTGATATTTCTTTTAATAATTTAGGGTCTTTTGTTTTATTATATTCTTTTTTAGCAACCATCATTTTATTTTTATAAACAACACGATCATTATACATCTTTTCCATAATCTCTGGTAAAAAACCTTGACTATCAGTTTTAAACATAGCACCGTTAGGTGTGATTGTCGCACCTTCAGTTTTTAAATGTGTAAGTGGTGTAGCGTGATCTAAAAATTTTTCAATACTAATGCCGTTACTTTTTACACCAATAATTTTTTCTGGTGAAATATTATATTGCATTATTAAATGTGGATATAGAGAGTTAATATCAAACGAAACAACCCATTTATGTAAACCAACTAATGGTTCTTTTACATAAGCACCGTCATACTTAAATTCTTTTATGTTATCTTCTTTAGGTGGTATAACTATGTTCTTTTTTCTTAGATGATTATAGATTATAGTATCCCAAAATCTAACTTGTGAGAATACATCATCATAATTAATCTTTGCCTCATACGCCATAGTTAGTATGAGTTCGATAAGTTTTAGTTTATCTTCTAACTTATCAACAATCTCAACGTCTTGTATATTGTAATCAACAAATGATTGAAAGTCTTTTGTATACCATTCTCTAAATGTTTCATATGGCATTTCGTCTTTACCTTCGCCAAGTTCTACTTTACCTATGTAATCAAGTTTATAACTTTCTGGTCTTACTGGTATAAACTTACGGTATAAGTCCATATAATCTAACATCACAATACCTAACAAGTGATAAACTGTTTGATTTCTACCCCAACTTGTTATTTCTTCTCTTTCAATTAAAGACCAAGGAGATAATCTTTTAATAACTTTTTCATCTGTTAACATTCTTATTCGATTAACAAGATATGGTAAATCAAAAAATTTAGTATTCCAACCTGTTATGACATCTGGATAATTTTTAATCCAAAACTTCATAAACTCCATAATTAATTCTTTTTCTGACTTACATCTAATATAATAAACATCTTTTCTTTTTGTTTCAAAGTCACCTGTTCCCCAAGTGATGATTTGTTTATTAGATTGATTTTTAACTGTGATACAAAGTATTTCTTCAATAGGATTTTCTACATCAGGAAAACCATTTTCAGCACTACACTCAATATCTAAAGTAAATATTTTGATTGCGTTTTTATTAAAGTCAACTTCGTTAGGATGTTTATCAGATATGTATTGATAATGATAACGATCCATACCATAGATAGGTGCGTTATCTGTATTGTAATGTCTTTTAAAATCTCTTGCCTTTTTTATACTACCAAACGTAATAGGTTTTAGATACTGACCTTGTAAAGTTTTAAATTGAGTTTCTTCTTGTGTCATAGCGTAAAGAGTAGGACTATAATCTATTTTTTCTTTATAGTCTTTACCATCTTTTACGCCACGTACAAGTAACTTGCCGTGGTGTTCTATTACGTTTTTATAAAAGTTCATTATTTAATAAGTGTACAATTAATCCATCATGTTCTGGTTTTAAATTTATTTGACAAGATAATCTACTTTTACCTTCAACAAAATTTTCTTCATATTCTATTAAGTGTCCTTCTGGATTAGTATAATCTAATTTACCTAATTTGTCAAGCCACTGATCGCCTATGTGAACATGGCAAGTACAACAAGCACAAGACCCACCACAAGTAGCAGGTATTTCGGGTATATCTACCTTAGAATGAAACTTGGCTGCCTCCATTAGAGTTGTATTTTCAGGCACTTCAACTCTAATTTTAGAGCCGTTCCTTACAAAATAAACTGTTATCACTTATCTAATTTTGGTAACTTTGTTTCTGTGATTAAACTTTTGTCTGGTGTTAATATACTACTTGTATTTTGTTGATAAGAAGCAAGTATTTCTTTTTTAGGTTCAACTTGTGTAACAACATTAGCACTCTTTAATAAAAACGTATCGTTTTCAGTATAAGGCATATACAAACTCATCATAAGTTGTACTGGTTGTCCTGGTGCTGGTTGTCTTGGAATAATAACAAATGCTTTTGATATTGTTATATTGTCTGGTGTTTCTGTTACTATTTTTGCTATAACATCTTCACCTGTAGTTAATCTTAGTATCTTCACGTCTGACATAATATTCTCCTTAATTGTTTATAATATAACACACATTAACTTAAATGTCAATGTTATTTTTCTTTATTGTCTTCTTTGTCTGGCTCAAAACCTACTTTATCAGGTTTACCTTTTTTTTCAATCGGTTTTAATCTTCTACTTAATACAAAAGTTCTATTAGGGTTGACACTAATATTCATCAATCGCATTAAATCTCTATTTACAAGTAAGTCAGAGCCTGATCTAGGTCTTTGGTCTAAACCAATCTCCACATCTTTATATGTAAAACCATTAAATGTTAAGTCCATTAATATAGTTGGTCTAATCTCTGATGGCTCATTTGTAGCGTTTGATCTAAACACTTCACTTTTTCCGTGTCTAGGTTTACTATAAGTTTTACCATCATACTTCCATTTAACAATCTTACCATCTTCTAAAATTTTATCTGCGTGTAAAGCACAAGCAAGTGAACCATTACCAGTATCAAACTTAACTCTTACTTTACCTACTTCATCTAACTCAACAGTTTCTAACCAACCACATTCTATAAGTGATTGTCTATCCCAATGAGCACGATTAGATATCCAATCAATTACGTTTGACATCATTTTTTCACCATCAATTCTACCTGCTGGTTCAGCGTCAGCATAATAATCTCTATGTTGATAACCCTCGTAATCAGCACCTGATCCTGGACTACCATTGATTTCTAATAAGTATGGTTTACCTTTGTGTATTATATGATCTACACCTACCATATATGCTCTGGATAATCTGGCTGCTTTTAAAATTAATTCTATTTCTTCATCTTTTAAAATGTACGGTTCTGCCTCAGCACCTCTATGTGTATTTGATCTAAAATCAAAACTACTATGTGATCTTTTTGTACTAGCAAATATTTTATTATCTACAACAAAAGTTCTTACATCAAAATCACTAGGCATATATTCTTGTATTAGTAATTCTGCGTTGAGTTTCCACATCGCTTGTACTGTTGCTACAAGTCCTTCATAACTGTCAATCTTTATAACACCAACACCTTGTGTGCCTGTTAATGTTTTTAGTATAACAGGAAACTTACCACCTATCATATCTAAACCAGTTTTTATATTTTTTTCGTTTGAAATAAATGCTGTTTTAGGTGTAGGCAAACCATATTTTTCAAATAGTAATGCTGTTGTTAATTTATTATCACAAGTTAACATCGCCGCTCGTGTGTTCATCATAAATGCTTGTGAGTTTTGAAAAGATGATATTAAAGATAAACCTGCTTCATCTTCTAACGCACCACCTCTTACAACACAAATAGTATCTCTACCTACAAAAGTATGTTCAGCACCTTTACCATCGTAATTATAAACTGTTAAAGTATTTTTATCTTCGTCTTTAGCAGTAATAATAGTTGACTTTGTATTTACAATAATACACTTTATACCTTTTTTCTTACACGCTTTTTGTAAGAGATCAGCAGTAGTATTTTCTTTAGGATCTTTTGAGTCTGCTATTGTTACAATAGCAACAGTAATAGGTTTATCTTTACGACCTACGTCTGTTTCTGTGATAAATTGTTTAAAATTAGGAACTTCCATTTATTTCTCATCTGTAGCGTCTTCTTTATTTTCAATTTTTTTACCAATGTTATACTTT